CAATGTTCCCGCGTTCGAGTATTCGTTGTCGCTACAAAAATTTATGAAGTGGGTAATCTTTCTAGTGTAGATGCCGTGGAGGGAGAGACGAATGTCAAAAGTTTAGACACGAACTTTCGAAATTTCCTCGCCGAAGGTGCATGGAAAGCTTAATAGACAACTTATCATAAAATAATGTCATATAAGTTAACAAAGAAAGAAATATTAGCGGAAATTGTCAAATCAGGAAAAGATCCATCTTATTTTATCAATAACTACGCGAAGATTGCTCATCCTTTAAGAGGGTTAATCCCGTTTAAGTTATATGATTTTCAAGAACAACTTTTAAAAGATTTTAATGATCATCGCTTTAACGTTATTTTAAAAGCACGTCAGCTGGGTATTTCAACAATTTCCGCTGCTTATATCGCATGGATTATGATGTTCCACCGTGATAAAAACATCCTTGTTATCGCGACAAAGTTTGGAACAGCAGCAAATCTTGTAAAAAAAGTAAAGTCTATTATCAAGTATCTCCCACCATGGATGAGAATATCAAGTATTTCTATTGATAACAGAACTTCATTTGAACTTTCCAATGGTTCACAAATAAAAGCTTCTGCCACATCTAGCGATGCTGGACGATCTGAGGCTCTTTCTTTGTTGGTGGTGGACGAAGCAGCACACGTTGAAGGCTTGGATGAATTGTGGACCGGTTTATATTCTACGCTGTCCACGGGCGGTCGTTGTATTGCATTGTCTACTCCGAATGGTTGCGGCAACTGGTTTCATCAAGTTTATGTTGATTCTGTTGCCGAGAAGAATGATTTTTATTCTACTAAACTTTTGTGGGATGTCCACCCCGACCGGGACCAAGAGTGGTTTGAAAAAGAAACAAGAAATATGTCTAGGCGACAAATAGCTCAAGAGTTAGAATGTAATTTTAATATGTCAGGTGAAACTGTGTTCCACCCTGAAAACTTAGTCTATATCGCCAAAAGTATAAAGCCTCCAAAATATAAAACTGGTTTTGATAGAAATTTTTGGATATGGGAAGAACATCAACCTGAGTTTACTTATTTGATCGCTTCGGATGTTGCTAGGGGCGACGCAAAAGATTATTCTACATTTCACGTCGTGAAGATAGAAACCAATGAAATTGTAGGAGAATATCAAGGTAAGTTAACACCAGATATTTTTTCTGGTATACTTTATGATGCCGGTAAAGAATACGGGGATTGTATGATTGTTGTAGAAAACTTAGCAGCAGGGCATACAGTATTGGATAAGCTAATAGAAAAGGAATATCCTAATATTTATTATTCTTATAAATCTTCTCATGAATATGTTGACCAACTAACAGCTGAATATTCTAATAGGGCAGTTGCCGGTTTTACGACGACGAGCAAAACTAGACCTCTAATCATAGCAAAAATGGAGGAATTCATTAGAAATAAACTACTTACGATATATTCAACTAGATTACTTGAGGAGATGAAAACATTCATTTGGCACCATGGTCGCCCACAAGCTATGAGAAAATATAATGATGATTTAATTATGGCTGCCGCGATAAGCTGCTGGGTCCGGGATACAGTATTTGAAACAAACAAAAGAGAACTAGAATATAATAAAGCGTTTTTAAACTCGATGACTACAACAAAAAAAGAAATAAACACCACAATCCCCGGTATGCAGGGATATAAATCCACAAAAACCGACCAAACAATAAAACAATATCAAGATTATAATTGGCTTCTAAAAGGGTAATAAATGGTTAAGAAAAATACAAAAAATCCTGAAAACAAACTTTTTAGACAGTTGACGAGGTTATTTTCAGGACCTATTACTGATTATAGAAGACAAAATCCTCGAAAATTACGAAGACGCCGATTAGATAAATTTAATTTTCAATCAGCAGGCGGTCTAGAATTCAAAAAAAGTGCGTATAATGCGTATAATAATTTAGGAGCCGACTTTTTTAATCAACAAAGTCGTTTTGAGAGATACTTAGATTTTGATCAAATGGAATATTCTCCGGAACTTCATTCTGCACTTGATATTTATGCAGATGAAATGACTACTTCTAACGAGTTTAGTAAACTTTTGACTATTAAATGTCCTAATGAAGAGATACTCTTCACTTTAGAAAATCTTTATCATAACATTCTAAATATTGATTTCAATCTTTTTGGGTGGTGTCGCACAATGTGTAAGTATGGAGATTATTTTCTTTACTTGGACTTGGACGACGAGACTGGTGTTAAAAATGTTATTGGGCTCCCCGCGAAAGAAATCGAAAGACTGGAAGGAGAAGATAAGACAAACCCGAATTATGTTCAATATCAATGGAACTCTGGAGGACTGACTTTTGAAAATTGGCAGATTGCACATTTTCGCATTTTAGGGAATGATAAGTTTGCCCCTTATGGGACATCCATTCTAGATCCAGCTAGGCGTATATGGCGGCAGTTAACGTTGCTTGAAGATGCTATGATGGCTTATCGTATTGTCCGCGCCCCCGAAAGACGAGTGTTTTATATTGATACAGGCAATATTGCGCCAGAAGACGTGGAACAATATATGCAGAAGGTTATGACCCAAATGAAGCGTAACCAAGTCGTGGATACTGATACGGGTCGCGTTGACCTCCGCTATAACCCCATGAGCGTAGAAGAAGATTATTGGGTTCCTGTCCGGGGTACAACCAACACTCGTATTGAAAGTCTTCCGGGAGGAACTTATACAGGAGATATTGATGATGTAAAATATCTTCGCGATAAACTCTTCAGCGCTATTAAAATCCCTGCATCTTATTTATCAGCGACTGATGAATCTGGCGAAGATAAAACCACGCTTTCACAGAAAGATATTCGTTTTGCACGGACAATCCAGCGATTACAGAGATCTGTCATAACTGAATTAGAAAAAATTGGAATGATCCATCTCTTTACTTTAGGGTTTAGAGGACCAGATTTGATTTCTTTTAGCCTTACACTTAACAATCCTTCAAAAATTTCGGAGCTTCAAGAACTAGAACACTGGCGAACAAAGTTTGAAGTGGCAACCTCTGCAACAGAAGGCTTTTTTAGCAAGCGTTGGATTTTTGAAAAACTGTTTAATCTTTCACATGAAGAGATTAATCGCATTCAACGCGAAAAGTTTTATGATAAGAAGTATGACACGTCCTTGGAAGGAGCCGCCGAGGAAGGCGGCGTCGGAGGAGCTGCCTTTGATACCGGCGCCGGAGGAGATCTTTTTGGAGGAGGTGAAGGAGAAGAGGATCTCGGCGATCTAGGCGGCGAAGAAGAAGGTCTCGACCTTGACGCCGAGGAAGAAGTTGAAGAACCGTCTCCAACCGGAGGTCTTTTAACAGCCCCCGCCAAGAGAGATGATGAAAACTATAAAATCACAAAAAAAGATCTTATGAATAGACCAAAAACTACCACCTCTAAATCAAAGCTCAAGTGGTATGAGCCAGTAGATACAGATCGCCGTTCATCTTCTGGTCCACGCTCTCGCCAAATGAAAGCCCAAGGCGTCCCCGGATGGCAACCAATAAAAAGTTTAGGCAAAGGAATCGTTGCTGAACATCTAGATACTACTTATAAAAAGGAAGAAGAGCTTTTACTTCAAACTAAACACGATATTGACAATCTTCTAAAAGCATTGGAGAACAAAACTAAAAATGAAGTTTAAACATAATAAAAAAAGAAATACAGCTTTTGTATTCGAAAGTTTAATAAGAGAAGTTGTAAAAAGCGTAATCTCACAAGATATAGAAAGAAAAAACACTGTTGTCTTTACATTAAAAAAATTCTTCAATAAAGATGCCGAGTTATATAAAGAGCTGCAAATTTATAAATCTATTCTCGAAGCCAGAGACCTGGAAGAAAGTATGAAAGAAAAAATTGTGAAAGAGGCGAGACTTCAACATGAAAAGCTCAATAAAGATAAGATTTTTGAAGCACAAACTTCACTTATCAAAGAAATTAATCTTAAGATTACAAAAGACCTTTTTAATAATTTTGTTCCCAATTACAAAAATTTAGCCACAATTTATAATCTTTTAAATATGGACATGTCTCCTAAGAAAAAAGTTATTTTAGAAAGTAAGCTAATAGAAGAGTTGCAAAAATTAGAAGAAGAAAAAAAACTTCCTTCGGATAAACTTACTTTTGATCTTTTTACAAAAAAATATAATGAGAAATACGGAGACAATCTTCTACAAGAACAAAAGAAGCTTCTTAATGCGTATGTAACTTCTTTTTCAAACAATGGTCTGGAATTAAAAATATTTTTAAATGAAGAATTAGGAAGAATCAAGGATGAACTTAAAAATTCTTTAGAGAATACACTGGTAAAAGAAAACAAGGGAGTAGAAGAAAAGATACTTCAAGTAAGTGAAATCGTTGAATCTTTTAAAAAACAACCCATCAACCAAGATGTTTTAAAAAATATTCTAAAAATACAATCGTTGTTAAATGAGATGGAACCAAATGTCTAAAGAAATCAACATCACAATACAGCAAAAACAGCTTAAGACAGTGGCTCTTGAAGTTCGCAAATCTCTTGATGGAAATTTGATGATTTTCGATCATAAAGATATTGATATTGTTATTATTCCTGAAAGTAAAAAGGTTATTACTTTTCCCAAAGATGAATATTCCAAGCATGTTTATCCCTCACAAGATAAGTTGTTTAGTTATTTAAGGAAAGAAGGCGTCATTAAATATGATAGTATAAAAGGTGGAAATATTTTTATGTCTATGGAGGGAGTTATGGCGGAATCCGAAGAGGTTAACGTTGTTGACGCTACTCTTTATTCAATTTCCAAATTCATGGAC